CCTTTTTAACTTTCTCATTAAACAGCCTGAGTTTTTCTGCCTCAGCTTCAGCTTCTTTCTTGAGCCTTTCGTTTTCAAGACGTATTGCCTTTTGTTCTTTTTCAAACTCTACCTTTGCAATTTTCTTAGAGTTAAGAAAATAATCAAACTCTTCTTGAGTTAATATTCCAAAGTTAGCATCTTTGTCCTCCACAAATTGCCACATAGGTAGAAGCAACTGGAAACGCTCGTTGTGTAGGCTTTGAATCCTCTCACGCTCTAGCCTTTCTTGTTCGGCCTTCTTCTCTGCTGCAATCCTTGCCTCGAAAGTATTCTTCTTGGTCTGTAGGTATGCATCAAACACTTCTTGGTCCATACTAGACAAGTTTGGGAAATAGAAGTCTTCATGAACATAAGGAATAGCCAACTTTATTCTTTCTCTTTGTAGTTCTTCAAGCCTTTGCTTCTCCAGGTTCTCGGCGTGTTTCTCGATAGATTCTAAAGCACCCTCCATTCTGACATTCTCAGCAGTTTCTGAGCCATAGACTGCATCGATGAATTGGCCTAGTCTAAGAGGTACTTTTTTGTCAGCAACCCTTTGTGCTTCGAATCCTTTGGTACGGTTGTCTCGAATAAGTAATCGAGCCTTTTTGGCTTCCTTCGCTGTCTCTGGATCGTTAATATCCATTTGCATAACTTCTAAATACTTTTGAGAAAGGATGTCACGCTCTTTTTTAAGTGTAACTATTTTAGACGTGATGTTGCTAGCCATTGAGTCATCTATCTCAAAGTCCTTTGGGTTAATTAATACTAATTGTTCGCTCATGTTGTTTATTTATTTATATTGAAATTTATTTTCTATGTTTCTCTTTTCTAACTTAGCTAATTTGCGTTCCAAATACCATATAGCCTTTTTTAACTCTTGGGCTATATCGTCCTTCTTCCCGGCCCTTGCAATATACTTGACTGTATTACCTAAGTGAAAATCTAACCCCCACGCTTCTATTACCTTTATCACTTCGTATGGGTTGTCCTCACCTCCATAATGCTCTGGGTGGTTTACTGCTTCTTTACTCATTTTGTTATTTAATTTAATTATTATTTAATTCTCCAAGTTCTCCAGCCGTCAGCCCTCCTAAGCGTAGAGAATTTCATTCCATGGCTTTTGGAAAGATTAAATCCATGTATTCTCGTTCTGTTTTTGTAGTACTCATCTTCGGTGTAGATACTCTCTCCTACCTCAAGAGCTAATAACTTATGCCTACTACTAGCCTTATCATAGGGCGAAATAACCCCTTTTTCGGTGATCCTATGTTTGTAGAACTCCTCCGCTATACTGTTTAGCATGCTTGCTACTTGCTCCAGTGTTTTCCTATGCCATGCGTAGTCGTGGAGCAGCATTTGAATATTATCCTCCGTAAACGGGGTTGGTATTTCTGTTGTCATTTAAATACATTTAAAAATTAGTTCTGAATCGTGTAAAGGGCCCTCAATAATACTGACATCATCTACCAATTTGCCATGTATCTTGTTTTTTCGGTCAAGCCACTTAATACCACAAAAGTACATCAAGTCGTATTCGAGCTTGTATAATCGGTGTCTAAATTGTATCATGGCTTCGATAGTTTTCGCCAGTACGCATCGCCCTCTGGAGTCTTTCTCCAGTCAAAGGCCGTTACTAAATTCTCCTCGATGTTTTCACGACACTTCCATTCTCTTTGTCTCCTCAACGCAACTCTGCGAATCGGGTCCGGTAGGTTTCTGAGTTTCATAATTTTTTATATTTAATCATTGCATACAACTCACCATTATACTCATTAAAAATAATGTCCAAAATCTCACAATTCTCACTTTTTAATAGATCCAATTTATCGCAAACTAATAACCTTAATACCTCTGGCCCTTTCGCTATTTCGCCTCCTAAGCCAGTAGGTATCCCATCTGTAACTATTTCAATTTCCATTATTTATTTAAGTTTATATTAAAAATCCATTACTTTGTTCTTTTTAAATTCAGATTCGAATAGAGAAATACTGTCCACTGGTTCTCGTTCGCTATTGTCCTCAATCCAACACCTATTATCAAGACTTGCGTTTTCATCTACATATCTACCATTTACATAGTTGTAGTTCCATTCCCATATCCCTTGAGAGCCTAAGTGTTTAAACTTTACTTTTTGAATTGCCATCTTACCAAAATTTTTATTTGCCTTGGTAGCAGCATCCACTTCTCTTCGTAGAGATATTCCATAATCTGCCATATTCCAAAAATCACTTGAACCAGCAATATCGTACATAGTAGGCATTGGGTATTCTCCATCTTTATTTTTCTCTAGCTTTTTTGGATGAGCTACAAGAAAAAACAATACATCATTAGCTCTTGCAAATTTTACCATTTTTTGAAGTAACTTGCCTTGTTCGTTATATTTTACCTCATTCTCAATTGTGTTAAAGGGGTCTAATACAATAATTTTCACTCCTTTTGCTTTAATGAAATACTTAAACCTTTCAAGTATCTTATCTAAATCAGAGCCCTCCGACGGATCCACCCAGAAGAAATTATCATTTATATATTCTCTAGCCATATAGTACTCTTCATAGGTCATGTATTTTTGACTAAATGTTTTACCAATTATCTTCTCTGAAATTTTTGCAATATGATTGATTATTGGGAAATTTTCTGGTGAAAAGAACGCAACTTTCCATTCGTATTTTAAATTCAAAACCACAGATATAAAATCAACTAATTCACTTTTGCCAGAACTAGGGGTGCCTGTTACAACAGCAAATCTCTTTGTCTCCCATGTTATTAACTCATCTAATGGCTTAAATCCAAGTGTCTTACCTTTTTGTAATCCATTCTCAAATAAGTTATCTAAATCTCTATTAAAAGCATCTGCAAAATATACTCCATCTATTCTAGGTATCTTTGCAGACTCAACTACGTGCTTTAGTCCACCACGACCTTCTCCAAGAAGAAATTCATTTGCATCTTTGTATTGCCTAAGGTTAGCTATTTTGCATTTCTCAAAACCAAGCCTACGTATAAGTTCGTTTTTTAGTAAAATACCTTTCTCGTCATTATCTGTACAAATAACAAAACTTTCTATTTTCTCTAAATCGTGTGTAGAGTTATCAAAATATTCCATCTTACCCACGTTGGCACCATTTGGAACTGAAATGCAATTATCGAATCCTTCTTCCACAAAACTCAGACAATCAATCTCTCCTTCAACAATAATAATCTCAGAGTATTTTAGGATTGCATCGTAATTGTACCAAGATAATTCAGCTCCGGACTCCAATTTAAAAGATTTATTTGAGCCACGGTATTTAATATTTACACAATCACTACCTCTAAAATACGGATAACATACAACGGCTTCTTGTTTTTGCGACTGTGGCATCCATACTACCTTTTCAGAGATACGCATTTTCTTTAAAGTGGACTCTGATATAGATCTCTTAGATAAAAAATATTTGACCCAATCAGGTCTCAAGTCCGCAAAACTGTTGTCAAAAACTGGTTTTACGTAATTTACTTTCTCAAATGGCTTATGTTCAACAAACCTAGCTTCACAATGATGACAATATCCTGCCGAATTTTTAGAATTAAATGAGAAAGACTTAGCATTCTTTTTCTTCCTATCTTGACTACATTCTGGGCAAGGCATATTATTCTCACCAGTAGATCGTAAATCTATATCGTAAATCTGACGTGTATTAAGGCTAATTATTTTCATCCGAATATCGATTTACTTGTGTCTGATGCCGTTTTATCGTAATTGCCTTCAATAACCTTTGTAAAATTAGGTATTTTAAAAAACCAATCAAATGATAACTTCCAATCAGAACCATTCCTCCCTGTTAAAAAGTCTGAGTTTTTTGTTTTGTCAATCGCTTCTTTTATTTGCTCTTTTGAGTATTTTTTTAAAACCGCATTTACTGACTTTTTCCTATTATCTGTCATAGTTTGTATGCTTGGAATTTTTGTTTTTTCAAATTCTGCATTCCAATACAACCTAAGATTTTCATAGTCAATTACAGTTTCATTTTCAATTTCATTTTCATTTCTATATAGTTCAAGCAAGTGTTTGAACATTTGTTCAATCAAGTGTTCATTTTTGGTGTCTATATCGGAATCCAAATTACTCTTTACATAGTCAACAATATCACTATCTTTTGATTCTTTCTTATACTTATTATAAAAAAATCTCATTAAATAAGAAACTTTCCCAGCTACCGAACGCTTGTCTTTAAATAGTTCTCTTGCCTTTAAAATAGATTGTGTCCTTTGATTACTAAGCCTCCCATCCTCCAATAATTCAAACTTTTGTTTCAACACTTGTTCGAACACTTGTTCAAATCTTTGGTACTCAGAAAACTTAACATTACATAAAACCGCTAACTTTTCAAGTTCATTTGGTAATGTCTCTTTGTCATAATTGTGCAATAGTAAATTAAGATACCAGCCACGACAATCAGCATCCATTTCTGCTGTTGAAGTTAACCAGTCATTAATATAAAACAAGCACGCAGGATCTTTTGACATTTTAATATGGTATAGATTTTATGTATTTAAATAGATTTGTTTTGTCATCACTGCTAATTGCAGAAATAATTTCAACGAGCTCCTTTAAAATATCGTAATTTTCTTCCGATTGCGTCATGATAGATAACGCATAGTTAAATGATTGTATATTTGAAGATATATTAAT